CCATACACACCCACGGTGTTTTCCTGCCTGCCACTGTACTTGGTTCCACCAAACGGCTTCTGTGCCTAGGTGGGTGGTCCCTGCTACCCCTACAAAGCCTGTATCCTGGTAGTTGAGTACTTGGTTTAGGCGTTCTTTCAGGTAGTCTACTCTCTCTGAGATGCCAATGTCATCATGGCAGAAGACGAATACGTCATCATCATCTGGGTCTAGCTCTTTTACCTTTGCGTTGTATGCATGGAAGATAGAGTGGGCTCCACCGATAATGTGAACTTGAAATCCACCAGCAGAGTAGTAGTTCAGGAGATCCCAAGCAGTCTTGTCTAGGGAACTAGTATCTCTTGTACAGATAACGGCATAGTAGTTCATGCTCTATAATACAGAAGGACTATATAAAGTTGATGGAAAACCAAGAAATCGTACAGGAGTTCATAAAATGCAGGGATAACCCTGAGTATTTCATTTCGGAATACATCAAGGTATCACACCCCGTTCGTGGGCTTGTACCCTTTGACCTCTACCCTTTCCAGAGAAGGATCCTTCACGAACTGGAGGCCCACAGATTCAATATTCTAAGGAAGTTTAGACAGGCTGGGTGTACTACCATTGCCTCAGGTTGGGCTCTCCACACAATTATCTTCCAAAAGCACAAGTCTGTAGTCATCCTATCGAAGGGAGATGCAGAATCTACTGAAGTCCTAGACAGAATCAAGTTGATGTATGACGAACTACCTGAGTTCCTAAAGCCAGGTATCATCGAGGACAACAAGCACACACTCAAGCTAAACACTTACTCAGTCATCAAATCTCGTCCATCTGGTAAGCAGTCAGGGCGTTCTCTTGCTGGTTCTCTTCTAATCATTGACGAGGCTGCATTCATTGAGAACATTGATACCATTTGGGCTGCTGTCTATCCCATCATTTCAACAGGAGGTCGAGCCTTCGTTCTCTCCACGGTTAATGGTGTCGGTAATTGGTATCACGATGTCTACCAAGCTGCTATTGATGGAATTAATTCCTTCAACGCTATTGATATCAGATGGGAGGAGCATCCTGAGTACAAGTACAACGAGGACTACGATCATCTATACGAAGAGATGATGGAGAAGGGCCTAGACATTCACCTTTGGGAGAAGACCACTCGCGGTAATATGCCCATGAAGCAATGGCTCCAAGAGTATGAGTGTTCCTTCCTAGGCACAGGCGACACCTACATTGAGGGCCAGATCCTAAAGGACATCGCTGACCAAGTAAGTGACGACTTCTATATCAAGTATAACAACCGAATGAGGGTTTGGCAAGAACCTCAAGAGGATTATCAGTATATTTTAGCTGCTGATGTTGCCTTGGGTAGAGAGCGTGATTACTCCGCTTTCCAAATCATCAACCTGTATAATGGTCAACAGGTAGCTGAGTTCTACTCTAATAAGACGCCCATTAATGAGTTCGCCAAGATTATCACAGCCGAAGCTACACTATATAATATTGCTCATGTTATCAGTGAACGCAACACCATCGGTAACAACCTGATTGACTGGCTCTTTAACATCTACGAATACGAGAATCTCTGGCAAGACGAGAAAGGAGATATCGGATTCCAAACAACTCAGAAGAATAGAGAGATGCTTCTTGCAAATCTAGAGGAAGCTATCAGGCGAGAGACAATTAAAATCAACTCAAAGCGTACCTGCGATGAACTAATGACCTTTGTTGTTAAGGATAGCGGAAAAGCTGAAGCAGAGAAAGGACACCATGACGATCTCATTATGAGTTTGGCCCTAGGTGTCCATTGCTACAAGAACCTGATCGACTCAGGACAAATTGAATACCTCGACAAGATTGAATCCGTAGAGCACCCAATGGATATTAGTTCAGGGTACTCGGTTGCTATCAAAACTGCTACCGGAGAAATGTCGAAGGAAGATTACACATGGCTGATGAAAGACTAAACCAAGAAAATCTAGACGAGAGTTACACAGAGTTTGGAACTAATACTGGAGTAACTTCCGGCTACTACCTTCCCTCTGGGCCTATTGGTCGCTTCTTCGCCAAGTTCTTTGCCACTAAGGCTCAGAAGCATATCGATAAGACAGCGGATACCCAAGAGCCTCAGGCAATTACTGGTGATACGATTATTACGGCTGACGTAATCAAGTCTCCTGATCCAAAGCTCCCTGCTACTGGTGGTGTTCAGAGAAACCCCATCATGCCTCAGGCGGAACTGAACAGGAAACGTAGGTATCAAGAGTATGAAGAGATGGATCAGTACCCTGAAATTGGTGCTGCTTTCGATATCTACGCTGACGACTCCACCCAGAAGGATCCTAGGAACGAGAAGTGGACTGTCCACTCTAAGAGTGAGCTTGTTGTTGATGAGATCCAAAACCTGTTTAGAAGAATCAAGCTGGACAGGTTCCTTTGGGACATCGCTCGTAACACCGTAAAGTACGGAGACTGTTTCGCTGAACTCATCGTTAACGTCAACAAGGAAAAGGAGGGAGTTAAGAAGGTAAAGATCCTTAACCCCAATTATATCATCCGAGTTGAGAACGAGTACGGCTATCTCCAAAAGTTCATGCAGGAGATCCCTAAAACGGATACCTTCAACTACGGCCCTGCTGGTGCTGAAGACCCCAAGAAGTACATTGACCTGGATAAGAACCAGATCATTCACTTTCGTCTACACACTTCGGACCCTGCTTTCTACCCATATGGTAAGTCCATTGCAGCCCTAACTCACCGCGTATTCCGTTCACTTAAGATGATGGAGGACGCCATGATGATCTATCGTCTATCTCGCGCTCCTGAGCGTAGGATCTTCTATGTTGATACTGGCTCCCTACCCACCTCGAAAGCAGAAATGTACATCGAGCGTCTGAAGGCTAAGTTCAAGAAGGAGAAGTTCTACAATACCAGTAGAGGCACAGTAGACTCTCGCTACAACCCACTGTCTATGGATGAGGACTTCTTCGTCCCCTCCAAGAATGGTAAGGGTACTAAGATTGAAACACTACCAGGCGCACAGAACCTTGGTGAGATTGAAGACGTTCGTTACTACAGAGATAAGCTTCTTGCGGCCCTAAAGGTTCCAAAGGATTACCTCGTAGAGAAGGACAAGTCTCCTGAGAGGAAGGCTAACCTTTCCCAGCTAGACGTTAAGTTTGCTAGAGCAGTACACAGAGTTCAAACGAATATTGAGGCTGGTCTAGAGAATATCGCTAAACGTCACCTACAGCTTAAGGGTTTCCCACCATCTCTTATTGGTGAGTTGCGAATCGACCTACCTGAGCCCTCAGATATGTCAGCTAAGAGAAAGCTTGATATTGATGAGCAGAAGACAAGAGTTGTTCAGGCAGTACAACAATTGGGTCTCTTCTCTAAGAAGCAGATCTACAAGGAGTACTTCAACATGACGGATGAACAGATCATTCGCCTAGAGTCTGAGCTTGACAAAGAGCGTCAGAAGCAAAACCAGGAAGCAGTTGAAGCTGCGGCCCAAGGAGTTCCTGCTGAAGAGGGTCAAGGAGCCCACGATACTCCAGCAGAAGCAACTACAGCCCCCGCTAACGAGGCTACCGAAAACATCTTTTCCCTCCTTGGGGATAGAATCGACGACGACCAACTTCCTATCTTACAACGTATTCTAGATAAGGAAAACGCGGAAGTCTGCCCTGTACCCGAATAGAGCCCCTATATAAATTTAAAGGACACCATTATGTTTGCAAACATCTTTGAACAAAGAGATAAAAAAGTTTCGCTCCTGATTAAGTTAGGGGACTGCCTAGGTAGATCCCTTCGTGAGAATGTTAGTCTATTCTCTATCGATGGAGAAGAGGGTAAGGTAACTTACCTCACAGAGTCAGAGCAGGTTATCACCGGAAACTTTGAGATTGGCGAGGACGTAGAGCTTCGTAATATCAGGGTGCAGGATACTTCTGTCTTCAAGGACGGTGAGAAGTTCGACCAACTCGTTAGTGAGAAGGTAACAGACTTCATCTCAGACATCCACCACAATGAATTGAGTAACGCTGGTAACTCCTTCGACCGAATCCTAGACCTCTGGGAGAAGCGCATTAAGCTCGACTCCGTACAGGCTAAGATCTTCGAGAAGACCGAGAGACTCAAGAGTATTGAGAACATTGGGGAGTCCGAGTTCTTCAGTCAGCTTTGGGAGGTTCGTCCTCAGCTTGTAGACTTCCTTAAGGAGAACAAAGAGAAGATCTCCACTGTCCCAGAAATCAAGAACGCTGTCAACCTGTCCAACACAGTAGCTCAAGCTTTTGATTTCCCTAAGATCAGTCTTGTTGAGCTTGAAGAGAACAAAGTATACACCCTAAAGAACGGAACTACTGACTCAATCTATGAAATGATCTGTAGACAAGAGCTAGTTAAGAAGGAGCTTCTTGAATCCAAGAAGAACTTCTCGATCACCTGGGCAAGTAACGATAGTATTCAGAAGCTTGCTAGCTGCATCTTTGAATCAGACGAGGCCATTGTTGGTGCTCTTGGTGCTGCCCTCAGAGATGTCCCTTACCTTGCTCTAGCTTCAAAGAAGAGTCTTACTGAGACATTCACTAACTGCCTTGGCTCTGCTGATGGCATTGGTATCTCAGAATCAGATATCCAGAAGTACTCTTCCAACATCTTTGAGATCAAGAAAGAGGCAAGAGAGTTGTTCATCAACGCTATCAATGAGAAGTATGGCGTCAACATCCAAAACATTCAAGAGCCAGCTTCCTTCAAGAGCCTAATCAACACTCAAATCGTTATCTTCGAAGCCCTCTCACGCCTAGCTCAGAAAGGCTCTGTTATCAAGCAAGTTCTCACTGAGGCTGCTGCTGGTCTTAAGAACAAGTCCGGTGTACAAAGTATTGATGTAAACGAGTTCATCTACGAGCTATTCATCTCTTCCGACTACGAGGATACTCTAGAGGAAAACACTACCCTAGCTAAATACAATAAGGCAGACTTCAAGAGAGTAGCCACTGAGCTTGATTACGAAGCTTCTCTCTCTAACAGCCTGTCCGAAAAGGTAGCCACCCCTACTCCAAACAAGGATCAGAACTATGAATCAGACGAGAACATTGATGAACTCCCTGATGATGGTGATGGTGCAGACAAGGCAAAGGTTACAGATGAGAAGCCACCTGTAAAGGCTCCTATTGAATCAGACGACGATGACCCCACACCTGAATCACCACCAGCTGCCCAGTCCCAAGATGATATGATAAGTAGCATGGCTGATTTAGACGAAGTAATGGATATCATTACCAACGAACTCTCTGATAACCCAGAAGACGAGAGCCAGGAAGCAGAAGAGGAAGAGGATAAGTAATTATGAATTTAGGACAAAGAACATACGTTCTCGGACTTGCTTCTGTAGGAGCTGATGGTGCTGCCGTAGTTACTAACTTTCCGTTTGTTGATACAGCCGGTAACGCAATTAAGTGCAACTACTTCAAACTAACAGCAGCAGGAGGTTCCACCGCTAGAGGAACTGTAATTGCAGAAGTAACAGGCTTGGATCTCTCAGGTGGAATGGTTTTAAACTCTCTAAGTGGTGCCCCGACAGCAGCAGTTAACGCTAGTGGTATTTGTGGTGTTGGTTTTGCTGCCGCTGGACTTGCTGCTGGTGAGGGTGTATGGCACGCTTCAAACGGAGAAGTAGCTACAGGAATTAACGTTCAAGTACACCTAATTACTGGTAGTACTTTGGATCTTGTTGTAGAGTATGGCAATAAGCTTCCCTACAACTCCATGAGAACAGAGTCCTACGATAAGGGAGTCTAATGTCTGATTTCTCAGCCCTTATTTACCTCGCGCTAGATGAAGCTGATCGACCTACCTCTCTAGCAGCCTTAGGGGAAGGCGACAGTATTGCTAGCAGCGTACTACCTCCTTCCGTAAGGAACACAGTCGTATATGTTAGAGATGCCTCTAGCTCAATCGATGAGGTTAATAGTACTGTAGTCACTACCTCGGCTACCTGGGGAGCAGGGGGAGTAGATCCTGTTAGTGCTCAAAACTGGAATGAGACATATCAAGGGGTCTTAGATACCTCTACTGGCTGGGAAGACGCTAGGGAAACAGTATTTGATACTTCAAGTACTTGGGGGGCAGGGGGAGTAGATCCTGTTAGTGCTCAAAACTGGAATGAAACGTACCAAGGAGTACTCGATACTTCTGCTGGTTGGGACAGTACTAAAACTTTTGTGGACGCTAGTTCTCAAACCTGGAATGAAGTAGTAAATGGTGTTGGCTCTAACTCTGGTGGTTGGGAATCAACCCAATCAACTGTTGCTGGTGGGATCGTTGGCTGGAATACCACCCAAACAGGACTTAACGTTAGTTCACTAAACTGGAATGAGACTACCCAAGGGGTAACCGACGCCTCTTCCGGTTGGGAAAGTACTAAAACTGCTGTAGACGCTAGTTCTCAAACCTGGAATGAAACAGTTGCAGGGATTGGCTCTAACTCTGGTGGTTGGGAATCAACCCAAGCAACTGTTGCTGGTGGGGTCGGTGGTTGGA